GTCGTGTGGACAAGCGCCTGTAACTACCCTAGACCAAACCAACCCGGACGTTGCGATTGCCTATCAGACTTTGCTAGAAGTCTCACGGGAAGTACAGAGCGAGGGATGGTCGTTTAACAAAGAGTTCCATTACTTGATGGTTCGGAACACAGATAATCAAATCGAGATCCCTAACAACATGCTGCAGATCGACGCCACTGACAACGCAGCTAACGTTGAACTGGACGTCATCCGTCGCAGCGGCAAGCTGTATGACAAGGCACATCACACATATACATTCGAGCAAGACATTGAGTGTGACATCGTTTGGCTGTTTGATTGGGTAGACCTACCTAAACCGATTGCTGACTTCATCACTGCACGTGCTGCAGCTGTCACCTCTAGTCGGATTGTTGGAGACACCAATCAGTATCAGATCTTGCAACAAAAAGAAGCATTCACCAGGGCTATGGCTATGGAATATGAGTGCAATCAAGGTGACTACACGTTCTTTGGACATTCTGGAGCCACCAATCGTTACCAAAGCTACAAACCTTATAACGCTCTTTATCGATAATGGCATCTATTACTCAACGGATTGGTACGTACCTTGGTGGCGTATCTAAGCAATCAGATGATAAGAAGCTGCCAGGACAAGTCCGTGAGTGTTACAACGGATTCCCTGATGCAACCTACGGGTTGACTAAGCGTCCTGGTTTTGAACATATTCTCAACATAGGCACAGGAACTACGTACGATGGCGGTAAGTGGTTTTTCATCAAACGTGATAATGATGAAGAATATATTGGTGTAATCAAAGGCACCACTATTGCAGTTTGGAATGCCTTGACAGGTGTGTCAGCTACAGTTACCTACCCGGATGGAACTAGTTATCTCAACGGAGATAAAACTGATTACAAAATTATAACTGTACAGGATACTAGCATCATTATTAACAGCAAAAACAATGTTACTGCTGACACTGCTGTATCTGACTCTTCGTATGATCCGCACAGATCAGTGTCAATTGTGCTAGATTCTGTTTCTAATGGTGCGGTATATACTGTAGAAATCACCATTGGTGGTGCTAAACAGACAGCAACATTTACAGCATCAGCATCGTCAACATCAGAAGATGTATTGACTGATCTGAAAACTGACATAGAAGCAATGACTGGTGCCCATGCAGGGATCACTGTTAGCAAATTTGCTAATGAATTAGAACTGCAGCACACTGCGGATATGAGTGTTCATGCTACTGGTGGTATTAACAATCTTGCATTAGTTGCAACCGAAGACGTTGTTAATGACATTGGCAGCCTACCTGTACAGTCTAGGCATAACCGTATTATCAAAGTTGTACTTACAGGTGCAAATGATTCTGACTATTGGGTCAAATTTGTTGCACACAATGGTGTCGGTGGTGAGGGGTATTGGGAAGAAACTATCAATCCTACAGTTTCTATTGGACTCAATAACGCTACTATGCCTCATGAGTTAGTCAACACAGCTACCAATACATTTATATTCCGTCAGATTAACTATGTTGATCGGCTTGTAGGTGATGATGTAACTAACGCCCAACCAAGTTTTGTCAACCACAAAATCACTGGTGGATTTTTTCACAACAATCGATTGGGATTTATCTCTGGTGAAAATGTAATTCTCAGTAGATCAGGAGATTTTTATAATTTTTTCTTCACTACTGCACAGACAATCATTGATTCAGATCCAGTAGATATTAGTTGTTCGTCTACACGACCTACCTCACTGCACTCAGTCTTGCCAACTGCTCAGGGTGTTGTCCTTTTTTCAGAAAATCAACAGTTTATTATGTTTTCTGATACGGGCGTTCTTACTCCTGCGTTGACAACTATCCGTACGCTTTCAAACTTTGAGATTGATCGCAATATTGAGCCTGTAGACGTAGGTACTAACATCAATTTTGTTAGTAAGACTCCTGGATACACACGTGTGTTCAGTATGATTACTCGTGGTCAACAAGAAAACCCACAAGTTATTGACGTTTCTAGGGTTGTAAAAGAGTGGATTTCACAAGACGTTGATCTTATGATTTCTAGCCCTCAAAACTCTTTGATTGCATTGAGTGGTCAGTCTTTAAATGAAGTCTTTTTGTTCCGTTATTATAGTGATGGTCAACAAAATTTGATGCAATCGTGGGTTAGTTGGCTTATGCCAGGGACTGTGCAATTCCTTGCCACTAATTCTGACGAAATGTACGCGGTCACTAAGCAAGGCGGTCAGTTTACTATATTGAAAGCTGCACTGAGTCAAAGCCCAGAACAGGCTATCATTATCAATAACAAAGGTGAGAAAGTCAATCCTTGTGTTGACCTCTATAAAAACATAGGGTCAAGTTCTGTAGTGTATGATGCCACTAATAATAGAACTAAATGCTACATTCCTTACAACGATGTCACTTCTTTGACACCAATTATTATTATCAAGGGTGACACTACTGGTGGCACATTTGTGGAATCAGGATTTACAATTACACCTGAGCGTGGTTCAGACACAAACGGACCTAACTCCCCAGCTACAGAAACCTTCTTTGTAATTCCCAACAAAAATTTGACGGCTTCTGGTGAAGGTGCTCTTGATGTTGCTGGTGATGTTATTGTAGGTTTTAAATACAACTTCGATGTTGAACTGCCGCGTACGTTCTACAGACCTGATAATAAAGTTACTGACTTCACAGCAAACCTGACTATCGCAAGGATGAAGTTTGCGGTTGGTCTATCAGGTTTGATGAGTTTCAAACTGAACCAAAAAGGTAGGCTACCTTACGAGGTGAAGTTTACGGGAGATGGTTCTACCACCTCATTTATATTTAATAAAAATGATCTAGAGTATGTCGATAGGTCGGATGTTAAAGTTACTGTTAATGGTGTGTCTAATACAGATTTTACCTTCAGCAACGATACGACTATAGTATTCACATCAGCTCCTGCAAACGGTGCAACAATCAGGCTGTTTATTGATGAGTGGTTTAATGTGCATCCTGTAGCAGAAGCAAGTACATACCTTGCTAACGACGTGCCGCTAGATAATGAAACTGTATTTACTCTTCCAATTCACCAAAGAACTGAAAATTTTGACCTAAAAATGTTTAACAACTCACCGTTTCCTGTTGCTGTCAATGCAATGATGTGGGAAGGTAATTATACACCACGTTTTTATAGGAGGGCCTAATGTTTGGGTATGATAATTTAGATTTCAATCCTAAGGGCGATAACCTACTTGACCGTGAGTTAGAAGTTTCTGGCCTAGAAAGTCATGGCATATTAGATTGGTTTGATGGCGGCACAAGTAGACAGAACAGATATCAACGTAAAGTAACTAAGCGTACAAACAAATTTAATAAAAAAAATTACAAGTTTGAAGGTGAAGAATTAGATCGGCAATATAATTATGCAAAGCGGACACGAGATATAAAAAAAGAGAATCTTGAAAGAGATCTCAAGTATCAAGAAGCCACCAGACAGCAGGCGTGGAATTACGGAATGGCAATCCGTGATTATGAGCACTCACGTAATACTGCTGCTTACCAACAATCCGTTGCACAAGCTACTGCACAAAAAACCTTTAACAGCGTAGCTAACGATTTTGCTAATTTGCAGCAAGATCGTACCATGATGGAACAGCAGCTTGATTTAGAGTTTGACAAAAACGAAACGCTTTTGAACTACACTGCACAAGCTCATGGGCTTATGCTAAAGAAAAAAAGCGCACGGTCTAGTGCTGCAGGTGATTTAAGAAAATCAAGTCTTGATGCACTAAAAGCAAAAGGGTCAACTGCATCTCGTGGTCAAGCTGGCAGGACTTCTGCTAAGAGCCTAAACGCTATCCACATGGAAGCAAACATGGCAGAAAATGATATTGTCAACGAACTGATGAACAACCTTGAACAGGTTGACATGGAGTTGCTTGTAGCGAAACAGCAAAATGCAATGGACAATCTCGCGCTCAGTCTTAGCGAAAATAACCTTGTAGCAAGTGATCAGCTCACACGTAGTCAAATTAAGATGCAACGTGCACAAGCCGATTTAGATGCAGAGGCTAGTATTATGCTTAAACCAGAGATTGCCCCACCTCTGCCAACACCTCTGACCATGCCGCGGCCTAAGTTCCAGAAGATCTACAAGCCTAAGCAAGGACCTAAACCTATGAAACATGTTGCTTACCAAGCAAGTGTTGGTGCTGCTATTTTCAATAACACCCTTAATCTTGCCACTACTGCTGTCACACTAGGTATGAAACCGCCATTTGGATGATAAAGTATGTCAAAAAAATACAGAACATATTCTAGGACAGGGGCATTCAGTGATTTCCAAATTAAAGTCCCTGACCAAACAGAAAAGTTTGACAGGCAAACAAAACAGAATATCAAGGGTAAAGAAGCGGCACAACGTTTTTTAGAAGGTAACCGTGAAATTTACCTTGCTGCTCAACGGCTTGTAAACCAAGCTGAAGATGAAAGCAGAGAAACTAATTTTAATCTTCAAACAAAAGAACGTCAGGCATACAGGGATGCTTTAGAACGTGATTACAAAACTGGTCTTGACAATCTAGACCGCGAGAATCAAGCTAGTCTAACAAACCTAAAGAACATCCAAGCCTTCTCTACTACTGCTACACAAGTTATAGGGCAGTACCTTGAAGAAGAAGAAAAAAAGAAAGTTGCTGCAGCTCATGATGTCATCCTGCGGGCAGGCGTCACTTACCCACAACTTGTTGCATTCCAAAAACTAAACGACAACCTTGATCGATCTGAGTTTGCTGCACAGGATTCTATCCAACAGATGTTTGGACCAGATGCTGACACTACTCTTATTGACGCGATGTACACTGTTTACCAAAACAGGCACACAAAAAGGTGGCAAGAGCACAAACAGCTTTTGTTCAACACGCTCAATAAGTACCCAGATTTTTTACATTTGAAACTCGATGAGATTCGTGAAAAGGAGGGAGCTGAACCTACAGACTTCGATGCTGCTCTAAGTCAAATACAACGTGAATTTGTCGAACTGAACTTCCTCGGTGCTAAACCAGAAGTGTTGTCTGGTGCTGGTGTTTATGCAGAACTGCAGACGATGACTGGAAAGGTCAGAGGTCAATTGCTGCAAAACCGCCGTAACGCGCAGGCAGCAGAGTTCAAAAATGACAGAATTACATCATTTAGCAATGCTTATTTTCAAGAGGGTTTAGCTGGTTTGATCAAACATAACAGCACAAATCCATCTTATACAAAACGGATGGATCTTGCTGACATGGTTGATATACATTCACAAATTGTCGGCAATGGTTATATGGGTTCTGAAGATATACAGAATCTGATTGACTACCCTATGGGCGGCTCTAACGGGCAGACATTAGGAGATGCATTTCGGGATGATCCATTTATAGCGCGTCTTTATGCTGCTAGAGATGCGGCTTTGGTGGCTGAGCGTAAGGCAAGGGAAGCTGAGGATATGGCTAGGCAACTTGAAATCGACGATTTTGTTGCTAACGAAGCTAACCGCCTTGGAGCTGACGGTGAATTAAGCTCTGATGATTATGAT